ATCACGATGACCGCGATCCAGGAGCTCATGTTTGACCGCTTCGAGGTCTCCCGCGTCCTGGTCATAGCGCCGAAGCGTGTGGCCGAAGACACCTGGACCAGGGAGCACGCAAAGTGGGACCACCTCAAAGACCCGAGGATCTCGAAGGTTTTGGGAAACGAACAGCAGCGGGTCCGGGCGCTGAAGGCAGAGGCCGACATCTATGTGATCGGCCGCGACAACGTGATCTGGCTGACTGAGTATTATCAGGGACTCCGGAAGGGATGGCCCTTTGACATGATCGTGATCGACGAGCTCTCCAGCTTCAAGAACCCCCAGGCCAAGCGCTTCCGGGCCCTCCGGAAGGTCATCCCGCTGGTGAAGCGGGTCGTCGGGCTGACCGGCACACCAAGCCCCAACGGCATGATGGACCTATGGGCTGAGGTGTACCTCCTGGATCAGGGCGAGCGCCTGGGGAAGACACTGGGGGCTTATCGGGAAAAGTATTTCCGGCCGGGAGCCCGGAACGGTTACGTCGTTTACAAGTGGGAGCCCTACCGGAACGCACAGAAAGAGATCGAGGCCAAGATCAGCGACATCTGCATCAGCATGAGCGCGGCGGACTACCTGAAACTGCCGGAGCGGATCGACAACGTCATCCCGGTGCAGCTCTCTCCCGCCGAGATGCAGGCCTACAAAACGATGGAGTCCGAGCAGCTCCTCCAGATCGAGGACGAGGACATCGCGGCCCTGAACGCGGCGGCGGTCATGACCAAGCTCCTCCAGATAGCCAACGGCAGCGTCTACTCCGTCGACGGCAGCATCGTCCGGATCCATGACGCAAAGCTGGAGGCCCTGGCCGAGATCATCGACACAACGGATGGGCCGGTCCTGGTCTTCTACAGCTACAAACACGACCTCGCGGCCATCCAGGGCAAGGTCAAAGACGCCAGGGTCCTGAATACGGCCCAGGACATAGCGGACTGGAACGCCGGGAAGGTCCAGGTGCTCCTGGCGCATCCGGCCAGCGTCGGCTATGGGCTGAACCTCCAGGAGGGCGGCCATGTGATCGTCTGGTATGGCCTGACCTGGAGCCTGGAGCTCTACCAGCAGGCCAACGCCCGCCTCTACCGGCAGGGCCAGGAGAAGCCGGTCATCATCCACCACCTGATCGCCGAGGGCACGGTCGACGAAGAGGCCATGCAGGCCCTACAGCATAAAGACACGAGCCAGGCCGCACTCCTGGCGGCACTGAAAGAGAGGCGCCAGAGATGATCGGGGTGCTACACGAGGGCGCCAGTTATGAGGACTTCCTGGACATAGATCTGGCGCTGCTGGCCAAGGCTGACGTCCTGGTGCAGCTTCCCGACTGGGAGAGCTCCCGGGGTGCCAACAGAGAGCTGGGCTTCGCGCTGGGGACTGACAAGATCGTCGTTTCCCTGGACAGTCTTCTGGGAGGAGGTGATGGCCGTGGACCTGCAGGCGACTTATGATTATCTTATGCGGATCCGGAAAACGGAATACGCCATCAAGCGGAAGCAGCTCCGGTGTGAAGAGCTGAGGAGCTGCCTGCTGCCGGGCGCGATCCGGTACGACCTCGACAAGGTCCAGACCTCACCGAGGGACAAGATCCCGGAGATCATGGCCAAAGTGGACGAGCTGGAGCACCAGATCGAGGTGCTGATGCAGGAGAAGGCCATGCTGATCATCGAGATCGGCGAGGCGATCGAGCAGCTTCCTGACGATAATGAGAAGACCGTCCTCACGGAGTTCTACATAGGCCGGGTGTCTATGGAGAAGGTGGCGGCGCTGATCAATTACAGCCCACGGAGGGCCTACTATTTCAGGAAGCAGGGCGTCATCCATCTGGGGGAGGTGTTATCGTGATCCAGCTTTTACATGGGGACTGTCTCACGCTTATGAAGGAGGTGGAGCCCGGCAGCGTCGACCTGGTGCTTTGCGACCCTCCCTACTCCAGCGGCGGCACTCATGCAGGCGACCGCAAAGCCAACACTACCGCCAAGTACACCGACCGGGATTTTGATGGCGCTGCAAGGCTGCCAGCGTTCTCCGGTGACAACATGGACCAGCGGAGCTTCACGGCCTTCATGCGATGGGTGTGCAGTGAGCTGAGGCAGAAAACCCGGGAGGGCGGGATCCTGGAGATCTTCGTGGACTGGAGGAACCTCCCGGCAATGACCGACGCCGTCCAGATGGCAGGCTGGGTGTGGCGGGGCGTCATCGTGTGGGACAAAGGCACCAGCAGAAACCAGCCAGGGCGCTTCCGGAACGATTGCGAATATGTGGTCTGGTGCTCCAACGGCGACCTCCCTATCGACTGGAAGGCTGCCAAAGGCATCAAGGCCATGCCGGGCGTCTATCATGTTCCGATGGTGAACCCGAAGCAGCGCTTCCATCAGACGGAGAAGTCGGTCGAGCTCCTGGAGAGGCTTCTGGCCATCTGTTCCCCGGGAGGCACTGTTCTGGACGCCTTCATGGGATCCGGCAGCACCGGCGTCGCGGCTGTCAGGACCGGGAGGTCTTTTATCGGGATGGAGCTGTCTGATCAGTATTTTGAGATCGCCAGCAGCCGGATCCGGGAAGAAAACGAGCGAGCGCTGGAGGACTTTTGAAAAGTCGGCGAACATTGCAAAAATAAATGTGCTATTATGATAGCGTGGAATGATGAGAGCAGGCGAAGGACCGCCTGCTCTTTTTCATGGCCACCAAAACGACGAATAGCGGAGGTGGTGAGGTCGTGCCCAAGGCGAAGAACGCGAAGGCGGACGAAGCCCTGGCGCTCTACCGGCAGGGCCTCAAACTCGTCGACATCGCGAAAAAGCTGGATCTTCCAGAGGGAACCGTCCGCCGCTGGAAGTGTACCTATAAATGGGACGGAGAAAAAAGCGAGCGTTCGGGAAAGAAAAAACCGAACGCTCGGAAACGCGGCGGCCAGCCCGGGAACAAAAACGCCACCGGGCCCCCTGGGAATAAGCACGCGGAGAAGTTCGGCTTCTTCTCCCGCTATCTGCCGGAGGAGACGCTGGAGCTGGTCGGCCTGACCGCTGACTCCTCTCCCCTGGATCTTCTCTGGGCTCAGATACAGCTGGCCTTTGCGGCCATCGTGAGGGCCCAGAAGATCGCCTATGTCAAAGATCAGAACGACAAGACGGTCGAGAAGGTTGAGGAGAAAGACGGCAATGTCATCGGCGAGCGCTGGGAGGTCCAGGAGGCATGGGATAAGCAGGCCAACTTCATGAAGGCCCAGGCCCGGGCGATGGACTCCCTCCGGGGGCTGATCAAACAATACGACGATATGCTGAGAGCTGCCGGTGAGGCTGCCACGGAGGAGCAACGGCTTCGCCTGGAGCTGCTGAGGGCAAAACTCGGGAGCGGCTCTGGAGAGGTGAAGAAGGTGACGATCATCAATGACACAAAGCGACAGCCAGATCCGGATCAGTGATCTGATTATTGAGAAGTTCTGGGACGTGTTCAACGATGACGAGCACACTCACAAGATCCTGACATCAGGAAGAGCCGGGACCAAGTCCAGCGAGGCGGCCATCGAGACCGTCTTTAAGATCGTGCAGGACATTGACGGCAGCGCCGTCGTCATCCGGAAGCGCCACAACAAGCTCCGGAAGACGGTCTACAAGGAAATAAAGAGGGCCATCAAGCGGCTGGGCCTGGACGAGCGGCTCTTCAAGATCACCGTGAGCCCGATGGAGATCACGTTTCTGGAGAACGGGAACACGATATACTTCACCGGCTCCGACAACATCGACGACACCAAGGGCATCATCGACGAGAGCAAGCCGATCAAGCTGGTGCTGATCGACGAGGTGAACGAGTTCTTTGAGCAGGGCGAAGGCGAGGACGAGCTTCAGAACATTGAGGCGACCTTCATCAGAGGCAACGACGAGGGCTTCCAGATGCTCTACCTTTACAACCCGCCGAAGAACCCCAACGCTCCCGTCGTCGTATGGACCCGCAAGATGGAGCAGCGCCCCGACTGCGTCCACGTTCATGTGGACTACAGAGACGTGCCCCCTGAGTGGATCGGCCGGAAGCTGCTGGAGTCGGCGGAGATCCTCCGCCAGGTGGACGAACGCCAGTGGCGCTGGCTCTGGCTGGGCCAATCCATCGGCGTCGACGAGCTGATCTATTACATGTTCAGCGACCGGCACGTCGGGCGGACCAAAGAGGACGCTTTTCAGATCATCGGCGTGGGCGTCGACTATGGCCAGCAGAACGCGACCACCTACCAGGCGGCCGGGCTGAACATGGCCAAGCACAAGCTGGAGGGCCTGGCCGAGTATTACTACAGCGGCCGGGAAACTGGGGCCCAGAAAAGCCCGAGCGACTACGCTGGGGACTTTGTGGGCTTTCTGGATGACCTTCATGAGCGATACAGCTGCGGCCTCTTCTATGTCTACATTGACCCCTCAGCCAGGGGCCTGATGGAGGAGATCAAGAGAGCCGCCAGAGGGACGTCTTACACGGTCCTGATCCGGGACGCTGAGAACGACGTCGCTCTGGGCATCTCCAGGGTGCAGAAGCTCCTCACCTTTGACATGCTCAGCATAGACCCTGGGCAGAAACACGCCCGGGAAGAGTTTGGTCTGTACGAGTACGACAAAAAGAGTATTGAGCGGGGCCTGGAGAAGCCGGTCAAGCTGTCCGATCATTGCATGGACGCCATCCGCTACCTGGTGATGGGCCTCTGGTCAAAGCTGAAGCACTTCCTCCCCGTGCAGGATAAAGAAGACGAGGAGCCGGAAGGAGTCATTAAATGAACATTTTCGAGTATTTCAAAAAGAAGGGGATCGACACCATCGACAGCTCCTTCTACACAAAGATTGCAGCATGGGACAGCTGGTACAGATCCAACGTGCGGAACTTCCACCAGTACCGGGTCTATCACGGCGCCAGCAACTACGAGCGCTGCCAGCGGAAGAGCCTCAGCATGGCGAAGAAGCTCTGCGAGGACATCAGCGACCTGCTGCTGAATGAGCGCGTCAAATTTAATATAGCAGACGAGACCACGGCGGCCTTTGTCGAGAGCGTGCTGAACGCTGCCAACTTCACCGTGCAGGGCAACGAATACCAGGAGCGGAAAGCGGCCTGCGGCACCGTGGCCTATGTTCCGTATCTGACCAACATGGAGATCGACGACCAGGGCCGTGTGGTCAATGCTGAGGTAAAACTGGACTATGTAGTGGCGAAGAACATCTTCCCGACTGCCTGGGAGAACTCCCGGATCACGGAGGTCATCTTCGTCTTTGAGAAGACATACAAGCGGAAAAAGTACGCCCAGTTCCAGCACCACAAGCTCGAACCCCGGAAGGATGAAACGACCGGCGAGTCTCTGGGCTTCCAGTACGTCATCGAGAACAGCGTGGTCCTCTGCACGTCTGGGGCCGGGCGTGAGCTGACGCCTGAGGAATGGAACCAGATCCCCCACTTTGAGGGCCTGGCGGCCCGTGTGGAGACTGGATCCGATCAGCCCCAGTTTGTCATCGACAAGCTGAACATCGCCAACAATGTCGACGAGGACGACAGCAACCCGATGGGGATCTCGCTCTTTGCCAACAGCGTCGACGTTCTGGCCAAGCTCGACCTGGAGTATGACAGCTATGCCAATGAGTTCTCCCTGGGCCGGAAGCGGATCTTTGTCTCGCCGGAGATGCTGACCAATGTGGACGGCGCCCCGGTCTTTGATCCTCACGACTCTGTCTTCTACCAACTGCCGGAGGACTACTTCAAAGACACCAAGGAGGCCATGCACGAAGTCAACCCGACCCTCAGGATCCAGGAGCATGAGCAGGCCATCAACAACGACCTGAACCTGCTGAGCTTCAAGTGCGGCTTCGGCACCCAGTATTATCGATTCGAGAAGGGAAATATTACCACTGCCACCCAGGTCATCAGTGAAAACTCCGACATGTTTAGAACGATCCAGAAACACGAGATCATCCTGAGAGGTGCCCTGACGGATCTGATCCGCTGCATCATACGCCTGGGCCAAACGGCAAACGTCCCCGGGCTGGTGCTGGAGACTGACATCACCATCGACTTCGATGACAGCATTATCGAGGACAAGGCCACCAATTTAGAGAATGATTTCAGAATGCTGGCGGCAGGCATCCTACGGCCTGCCGAGTTCCGGGCGAAGTGGCTGGGCGAGACCGAAGAGGTCGCTGAGCAGAGGCTCCCCGATCAAACGAGCGACATTTTGATGTAAAAAGGGCTTGACTTTTGCCCGTACATAATATATGATATATGTACGGGCAAAAGTGAGGTGATAATATGAGCCCAAGAACAGGACGTCCAACAGTCAATAAAAAAACTGAACGACTTGAAATTAGACTGACTCCAGACGAGGCCAAGATTCTTCAAGAATGCTCAGACAGATTACAAATGAGCAAAACGGAAGTCATCAATAAAGGCGTTCAATTAGTAAAGGCTGAACTGGACAAAAAATAAGCGGGTGCCCGCTCCCCAACCAAGAGCAACGGACACCCACCAACACCAAGAAGTCGCCTTCGTGGTAAATACATCATATCATGCAGGGCGGCTTCTTTCAAGAAAATTTTGAAAGGAGATTTTTGCATGATTAGATGTACTGATGAAAATTTGATAAAGAGTATCAGCGAGGAGGAAGCCATCCTGAGGCGTCAGCCAATGGAGGGTTTCCGTGGCACCAAGATCGGAGACATATTCGAGCAGCTTATAGGTGTACGCCATTATGAGGGCTTTGCACTCTGCTCTGCCGCTTATGCACTCGGCAAGGTTCACGGCCTCCGCCAGGAAAGAGCTAAGCGGAGGAGGTGACCTGGATGGGCAGATTCATAGACCTGACGGGGCAGCGCTTCGGCCGCTGGACTGTCCTCCGTTATGCAGGTTCCCACAACGGAGCTGCTTTTTGGGAGTGCCAGTGTGACTGCGGCACAATAAGGAATGTCCGGGCCAGCTGTCTGCGCAGTGGCGAAAGCAAGTCCTGCGGGTGCTTTATGGTGGAGGTAACTGCAAAAGAAAATGGCCAAAAGAGATTTAAGCATGGTATGTGGGGTACAAGGCTTTATGGGATATGGCATAACATGAATCAGCGGTGTAGCCCTTCCTGTCCAAAAGCGACCTATAACCGATATTATGGGCGGGGAATCAGGGTATGCCCTGAATGGGAGCATGATTTTGAGGCTTTCGCAAAATGGGCACTCTCCCACGGCTACGATGACAGCCTGAGCATTGACCGGATCGACAATGATGGGAATTATGAGCCGTCAAACTGCCGCTGGGTGACAGAAGAAACCCAGGCAAATAATAAGAGCACTTCAAGATTTATCACCTATAACGGTGAAACAAAAACCCTGGCTGAATGGGCAAAAAAGCTGAACATTAACTATTCGACATTGCGCACCAATTTGTCCAGGGGAAAAACACTTGAAGACATTATCAACAAGAGAGACCTGTAATGGGTCTCTCTCGTCATTTACAAGGAGTTTATTATGGACGAGAGCTACCACAGCCTGCTGGCGGCAGGCATAGAAAAAAAGCTCCACAAACTGGAGCTTGACATCATGGAAGACATCGTCCGGAGAATAAAAAAAGCCAGGACTATCACTGATGCAGCGGACTGGCAGATTCAGCGCCTCATCATCCTGGGAAACAGCACCCAGGACATCGAGGATCTGATCCGGAAGGCGGTGGATGGCGATGAAGCGGAGGTTCGGAGGCTTTATGAGGAAGTCATCGAGCGGGAATATACTCGTGACAAGTCACTCTACGAGCAAGTCGGGAAGGAGTTCATTCCCTATGAGCAGAACCCTGAGCTCCAGCAAATTGTCAATGCCCTTGTCAATCAGTCCTGCGACGAGCTCTATAATATCACAAAATCAATGGGCTTCATGATAGACGATGGACACGGCGGCAAGGTATTCACTCCGCTCTCAGATATTTACAATGGCTATCTGGATGACGCGATCATCGGCATGGCCGAAGGTGCGTATGACTACAACACAATGGTCAGACGGGTGGTCGGCCAGATGACGGCCTCCGGGCTGCGAAGCGATTCTGTTGTTAGTGATGCTATTGGCGCTTTCGTCACCTATGCAAGCGGATGGCATAACCGCATTGACGTTGCTGCCCGCAGGGCGCTTTTAACTGGATTCGGGCAGCTGGCCGGGAAAGTCACAGACATGAACGCCCAGCGTCTCGGGACCGACTATTTTGAAGTGACATGGCACGCAGGTGCCCGTCCTTCACACATGGAGTGGCAGGGTAAAGTCTACAAAAAGCGTGCTTTAGTGCGAATTTGTGGCCTGGGGACTGGGCCGGGGCTTTTAGGCTGGAACTGCCGTCACACCTATTACCCCTTTATTCCTGGCGTAAGCACACGCCTTTACTCGGATGAATGGCTGGAAAAAAAGAATGCAGACGAAGCCACCCCGAAAAAGTACAGAGGCAAAGAGTACACAGCTTATGAAGCCACGCAAAGACAGCGACAACTTGAAACAGCTATGCGGGCGCAACGGGAAAGGGTTCAGCTTCTTCGGCAGGCGGAAGCCGATAAAAAAGACATTGTAAATGCTCAATGTAAATATCAAGCGCTGATGGATGACTATAAGAGTTTCAGTAACACCATGCACCTTCCTACTCAAATGGAACGTGTCTATACAGGCAGAACAAGAGGCAGAGTCGCTCCCAGCCCTCAGACCTACGCAAAGTGGCAGGCGGAGCAGGCGGAAAAGGCAGCGAACCGCGCCAAAGAGCGAGCCGAGCGTCAGCGCCGTGAGGATATGGAAGGAGGCACTACATGATCAAAGTACACCTCGATCTTCATCACATAACTGTCCAGGGCCACGCGCCCAGGGCCAACGGCGAAGCGCCGGGCCAGAACATCGTCTGCGCTGCGGTCTCCGCTCTCACCCTCACCCTGATCGAAGGGCTGGAGGCTATTGCAGGCATGACGATCAAGGCCCTCGATGATCCTGGCGACGTCCGGATCGAGTGGGAGGAAGTGAACGCCATCGGCAAGGCCCTGATCGACACCTGGTACATCGGGATCATCCGGATCCGGGACAGCTACGACAACACGATACTGATAATTTGAGCGCCCAGCCAGGGCGCTCTTTTTATGGCCGGACGGCTCTGCCTCAATGAGCTGGAACGTGTTCACGCACACTATAAAAACGGAGGGACAACACCATGAAAAAACACTTTGATCTTCAGCTCTTTGACGACGGCGGTCAGAGCGGCGCTGGCACCGGCCAGGGCGGAGCAGCCGGAACTGGTAACGGCGGCCAGGCAGCAAGCGCCGGGAACAACGGTGGGGGCGGCTCTTACAGCTTCCAGCAGGCCGAGGAGATTGCAAACGCCAGGGCACAACGCGCCGAGAAGGCCGCTCTCGCGTCCTACTTCAAACAGCAGGGCATGAGCGAGGAAGAAGTGTCCAAGGCCATCGCGACCTATAAGGCCCAGCAGGCGGCAAACAAGCCCAACGTTGACAGCATTACAAAAGAGCGCGACGACGCGCTCGCTGAGCTGGCGGCCCTGAAGAACAGCAACGCGCTCCGCGCCAAGGGCGTCCGCGAGGAGGATCTTGACTATGTCATGTTCAAGGTCAGCGCCCTCATGCAGGCGGATGACAAGCTGGACTTCGAGAAGGCAGTCGCCAAGTACCTGAAGGAAAACCCGCGCTTCACGACCGGGGGCGGCACCTACAAGGTGAAGACCGGAACAGACGGCTCCGGGCAGGGCGGAAGCTCTGGCCAGGGCACCAACGACGCCATCAATGACGCCATCCGTCGAGCGGCGCGACGCTAACATCAACACTTTATGGAGGTAAAACTATGAAAAAGAGATTTTTCAATCTTCAGCTTTTTGACACCGACGCCCAGATCATCGACCGCTCGGGCGCGGAGGCTCTGATCCCCGAGGACAGGGCCAAAGAGATCATCCAGGGAGCCATCGAGCAGTCTGCTGTCCTCTCGGTCGGTCGTCGTCTGGCAGACATGACCACCGCCCAGAACAAGCTCCCCGTCCTGGACTCCCTGCCGATCGCCTACTTTGTGAACGGCGACACCGGCGCGAAGAAGACCACCAAGCAGGCATGGGACAAGAAGGTCATCTACGCCGAGGAGATCGCGGTCATTGTGCCCATTCCCGAGGCGGTCCTGGACGACGCTGACTACGACATCTGGGGCGAGGTGAAGCCCAGGGTGCAGGAGGCCTTCGGCAAGGTCATCGACGCGGCCATCCTCTTCGGAGACGGCAAGCCGACCAACTGGCGCGACGGCCTGGTGCCTTCTGCGAAGACTGCGGGCGCTTCCGTGGTCATGGGCAACGACCTTTTCACCGACCTGCTCGGTGAGGGCGGCGTCATCTCCAAGGTGGAGGAGTCTGGCTTCTTCGTGAACGGCCACGTCGCTGACATCTCCCTGAGGGCCAAGCTGCGTGGACTGAAGGACCAGAACGATCGCCCGCTCTTCCTGAACTCCATGCAGCAGTCCGGCAATTACAGCCTGGACGGCTCTGCCATCTACTTCCCGCGTAACGGGGCCTTCGACAAGACTGAGGCGATGCTGATCTCTGGTGACTTCTCCCAGCTGGTCTACTCTATCCGCAAGGACATCACCTTCAAGCTCTTCACCGAGGGCGTGGTCCAGAACACGGACGGCACCATCGCCTACAACCTGATGCAGAATGACATGGTCGCGCTGCGGGCTGTCATGCGTCTGGGCTGGGAGATCCCGAACCCGATCAACTCCCTGGAGCAGGACAAGACCAAACGCTTCCCGTTTGCGGTCCTGGCTCCCGCTACTACGGGCACCACGCTGACCGTTACGTCTGCTGCAGGCACCAACAGCGGCGACACCAAGATCACCGTGAGCCCGGCGCTCTCTGACGGCAACAGCTACAAGTACAAGACCGGCCCCAGTGTCACCAAGCCCGCCATCGGTGCGATCTGCAAGAGCGGCTACACGGCATGGGACGGCTCCGCTGACATCGCTGCAAAGACCGGCGACAAGATCGTGATCGTGGAGGTTGACAGCACCAGCAAGTGCGAGAAGACCGGCGACGCGACCGTCACGGCCAAGGCCTAAGAGGGGGTGATGGCTGATGTACGTTTCTTATGAGTTTTACACTGAGACCTTCGGGACCCTGATCCCGGAGAAGGACTTCCCCAGGGTCGAGGCGGAGGCTGAGGCGGCCATCAGCTACCTCACCTATATCAACGGCGACATCTTTGCCAAAGAGGACAACCGTGTGAAGCTCGCGGTGTGCGCTGCGGCGGAGGTCGTCTACAACAGCAAACAAAGCAACGGCGCCAGC